AACGCGCTGCAATCACTCGCTATTGGATGTGGCATCATGGCAGTTGGCTATCTGTCAGGGGGTTGGGGAGCGTGATAGAAAAAATTGAACAATGGGAAATAGATCGACTGATTCCGTATGCACGAAATCCACGAAAAAACGATCACGCTGTAGATAAGATTGCAAGCGCAATTCGGGAGTTCGGGTTCAAGGTTCCGATCATTGCGAAATCAAACGGCGATGTTGTAGATGGTCATTTGAGGTTAAAGGCTGCGCAAAAGCTGGGCATGGATACTGTGCCAGTTGTCATTGCTGATGATTTAACAGACGCTCAAGTAAAAGCATTCAGGCTGTCGGTAAACAAGATGGCAGAGATTGCGGAGTGGGACGACGAATTATTGCACTTGGAATTGGACGAACTTAGAGATATGGATTTTAATTTAGATTTGACGGGGTTTTCTGCCGAGGAAATAAACATACTTTTCAACGGGTGGGAGCCCGACTTTAATCCAGCAGAAAAACACGGGCAAAACCTAGATGGCATTGAGGCTGTCATTAAGATTGCTGTCTCACAAAACGATCAAGAGTTTGCCAAAGAAAAAATAACCAACGCCCTAGATTCTGCTGGTATTGAATATGACCTCAAGTGAAAAAAAACTCAATTTGCTTGTTGCGTATCCTTACGCCAACAGCAGGGTTTTTGATGAACTAAAAAAAGCAGAACACAAAATCAGATTCCTTTTGGACTCTGGGGCTTTTACTGCATGGAAAGCAGGAAAAGAAATATCATTGGATGACTACTGTTCTTTTTTAGAAAAAATACCTGTCAAACCGTGGCGGTACTTCTCTCTGGATGTGATAGGAAATCCAGAAGCTACAATGGAAAACTACCAAAAAATGTTGGAGCGAGGGTTCACGCCTCTACCTATTTTCACTAGAGGAGAAAATTGCTCTGCTATTGAAAAATACTACGAGACAAGCGATGTTGTTGGCATTGGAGGCCTTGTTGGAACCAAAGGAAACAAGGCATTTGTCAACGGAATAATGAAAAAAATAGGAAAAAGAAAGGTTCACTTGTTGGGGTTTACCAATCCAGACTACATAAAACACTACAGACCTTATATGTGTGATTCGTCGTCGTGGTCATCGTCTTTTAGATACGCAAGCGCGGCAGTGTACCTTGGCAATGGTCAATGGAAGTCGTTTACGAAAAAAACAATGGCAAACAAACCTCCAGCCGACTTGATGGAGGCAATTAGAAACCACGGCGTTGATCCTTACAGGCTTTCCTTGTCGTCAGAGTGGTCAAACGGAAACAGAGAAAAGGAGTTTGCTATTGAAACAGTTACACATAGAACATGGGTTCGTTATTCGATTGATGTGGAAAAAAACATTGGCACAAAACTGTTTTTGGCTTGTTCAACAGATGGGCAGGTCAGATTGATGGTTAGGGCTTTCGATTACTGGAGTGAGCAAAAATGAAAAAAGCATTGGTGGTTTTATCAGGCGGTCAGGACTCGACCACTTGCCTTTTCTGGGCAAAAAAACATTTCTCGGAGGTGAGGGCGGTCGCTTTTGATTACGGCCAGCGACACCGAATAGAGCTTGACTCAGCCCGAAAGGTCGCAGAAATGGCAGGCGTGCCGATTGAGGTGGTTGATGTTGCAGGGCTGCTGGTAAGCCGTTCCCCACTCACTGACAGTAGCGTTGAGCTTGAAACCTACAAGGATTTCCAGTCAATGGATGCGGTCATCGGCGACAGGGTAGAGCTTACTTTTGTGCCAATGAGAAACCAGTTTTTCCTCACGCTTGCAGCAAATAGGGCGTTGGCTTTCGATTGTTTCACTCTGGTGACTGGTGTGTGCCAAGAGGACAACGCCAACTATCCAGATTGCACCGGTGCATTCATCGACAGGCTGGAGGTGGCTATCAATGAGTCGCTCGGCATTGGGCATTTCACAATAGAAACTCCTCTGATGAACCTGACAAAAGCCCAAACTGTTCAGCTTGCTGCTGACCTTGGCTGTCTTGACGCAATCGCCTACTCTCACACTTGTTATGCCGGTCAGTTTCCACCCTGCGGCGAGTGCCACTCTTGCGTGCTCAGGGCGCATGGTTTCGAGGAAGCAGGCATTCCTGATCCATTGGTTGAAAGGGCGAAACAATGAAAATCAGCGAGGTTATCCGCAAAAGGATCAAGCATGCACGCCGTGGCTTCTTTGCCAACGACAACATTTCCGACTTCATCCGTGACGATGACTTGGAGCAGTTGCAATTTGAGGTGCAGGACAAAATTGAGGAGCTTTTGGGCGCTCTGGTGATTGATACAGTCAACGACCACAACACACGGGAAACCGCGGCGCGGGTCGCCAAAATGTTTCTCCATGAGGTTTACAAAGGCCGGTACACACCGCCACCCAAGATCACTGATTTCCCAAATGCAAAAAATCTGGACGAACTCTACACAGTGGGACCCGTCACAATCCGGTCAGCCTGCAGCCATCACCTTGTCCCTATCATGGGCAAGGCATGGATTGGCGTCATTCCTTCGCATAGGGTCATTGGCCTGTCAAAATTCAACCGGTTGACCGAATGGATCATGGCACGCCCACAGATTCAGGAGGAGGCGACAGTGCAGCTGGCAGACGAAATTGAACGCCTGATCCAGCCAAAAGCACTGGCGGTCGTGGTCAAGGCCAGTCACCTCTGCATGACATGGCGAGGCGTGAGGGAGTCAGAAACCAGCATGACCACCAGCGTGATGCGCGGGGCTTTCAGGGACAGCGATGCCGCACGGCAGGAGTTTTTCTCAATCATCAAGGGTCAGGGCTATGTTTGAAGTTGAACGCTACCACGACATTTCCTGTGGTCACCGTGTCTATGGGCATGAGGGCAAGTGCCGCCACCTTCACGGTCACAACTACCGGATCCATTTTACCTGCCAAGCCGAAAGCCTTGACTCTGTGGGCAGGGTCATTGATTTCTCCGACATAAAGGCACGGCTGGCAATGTGGGTTGAGGACAACTGGGATCATCACTTCCTGATCTGGCACGACGACCCAGACGCCGCCAGCCTTGTGAACATCGACCCGACCGTGGTGCTTGTGCCATTCAACCCGACAGCAGAAAACATGGCCGAGCATCTGGTCAAGGTTGTCGCCCCGCAACAGCTGGCAGGCACAGGCATTGTCCTGACCCGCTGCAAGATAGAGGAAACCGCCAAATGCAGCGCAACATTTGCCATCTAGAGTGGGAGCATTTCAGAGGCGCGGTTGCCGCCTTGGCCGAGCAAATCCCGCCCCATTGCCGCGGCATCTACGGTATCCCTCGGGGCGGCTTGTGCCTTGCGGTCGCCTTGAGTCACGCCACCGGCCTGCCTTTCCTGTCAGAACCAGTCACAGGCTGTGCTGTGGTGGACGAGATTGTGGAAACAGGCCGAGCCATGCGCCCTTTCACCAACAACGACATGCTGCTGCTGTCTTGGTTCGCAACAGCTGACGGCGCCGCAGCCATTCCTGACCTGATCTACCTAGCCCCAAAATCCGATGCCGACTGGCTGGTGTTCCCTTGGGAAAACAAACGACAAGCCGAGGAGGAGTGCCGTGCCTACCATCTATCCCGTCAATGAAATCTTCGAGTCGATACAGGGAGAGGCCTACCACACCGGCAGGCCATCCACATTCATCCGGTTGCAAGGCTGTGATGTTGGATGCCCTTGGTGTGATACCCGCCACACTTGGGAGCATGACGGCCGCAACCCGCACACCGCCGAGCAACTCCTTGAAAAGTGCCTGCTGCTTCGCCCTCGTCATGTTGTCCTGACAGGCGGGGAGCCTTGCCAGCACGACCTCTGGGAATTGATACAAACCCTGCAAGATGGTGGCTTTTCGGTGCAGATCGAAACCAGCGGCACATTTCCTGTCAAAGCCCCGTCAAGTGTCTGGGTCACATTAAGCCCCAAGGCCAACATGAACATGCCGCTACTTGACCAACCTTTTGAGCGTGCCGATGAAATCAAGATGCCAATAGGCAAGGAAGCCGATGTGCAGACCCTGTTGAGCCTGTTGGACAAGACAGCAAAACGGGGTGCGCTTGTATGGCTGCAACCATTAAGCCAGAATCAAAAGGCCACCAAGGTTTGCATCAAGGCGGCACTGGATTATGGGTTCAGGGTATCGGCGCAGGTTCACAAGTTTATCGGAGTGGAGTAATGGCGCAGGGCGAAGGTGGAGGCAGGCCAAAGGTTACACTCAGCGACGAGCAGGCGGCACAGGTTGAGGCGCTGGCATCAATCATGTCGCTGGAAATGATAGCGGACTTCCTTGGCATATCTAAGGTTACTTTTTACGCAATAATGGAAAGGCAGCCTGAAGTATCTTTACGCTATAAAAGGGGAAAGGCAAACGCTATTGGCTCTGTTGCTAAGTCACTGCTGGCCAAGGCAAGGTCTGGTGATACAGCCAGCATGATTTTCTATCTCAAGACACAAGCAGGCTGGCGCGAAACTCAGAACATGAATCACACCAGTGACGACGGCAGTATGTCGCCACCAAAGCGCGTGGAGATTTCCTTTGTCAACGCTGCAAGTCAGGCTACCGAGTAAGTTAGAGCCTGTATTCACGCCGGAGTATGTGCGGTATCGCTGCGCGTACGGTGGGCGCGGCTCAGGCAAGACTATGTCTTTTGCGCAAATGGCTATTTTGCGCGCGTATGCTGAGAAGAAGCGGATTCTATGCGCCCGCGAGATCATGAACAGCATCAAGGAGTCGGTACACGCTGAACTGTGCCACGCTGTCGAGATGTTGGGCTTGTCTGCTTTTTTTGACTGCGGGAAAACTTATATCAACTG